AACCCCTACTGCTTCCAATCTCTCAATCAACATAAGCAAGGTTAACTGGCCAGTTAAGGTTACAGCTAACATTAGATCAGGAGCATACAGTACTGAGTACTTACTGGCCAGCTTACCGAATGTTCCATTAAGACTGATCTTTAAGGTCTCAGAGGTAGTAACATCTCCTGACGCTTTAGCCGCCAAACGCTGGGTATATATTCTACGGTATTCACGTATGAAGTCTTCACCTAACGTCTCTGGTATAAAGCCACACTCTAAGATAATAGACGGGTAGAATGAAGCAGCATCCAGTTCGCCCATAACCTTATCACCTGCAATGTAACAGACCTTCTTATCATGTACTGAGTGTATACCACCGACTCCTAATTGATAAATACCGCTACCAAACGTGTAACAATGTTTACCTAAGAAATCAGGTAACACGACATGACCAGTCTTTGGGTTCATATCAAAAGTATGACCTTTAATCTTATCCAGCAAAGCCTGAAGTGTAGGATCACTAAACTTCAAAAATGAAGGAGCATCATACTTTATGGTTAAAGGTATCTTATGATCTCTACGCTTGAGCCCCATTGACTTTATATATGCCTGTTCAGCCATCTGTGAATCAGACTTACTCCGCATGTCAACACCATACTGACGACTCATCTGAACACGTAACATTAATTGATCATCTAAAGTGTTTAGAAGTTCTTTCGTGGTCAACACATCGTTGTGACAATACTCAAGTATATCTTTTTCTTGAGAAGGATTAACCATCACATTATGAGCCATCGGCATGTCCTGTAAAACAGGCATATGCATTCTGGCACCATAAGCCTTTAATCCTACAAAAGAAGGAGCTACTTCGATTAGATCAATTGAATCTTTTATCCAATTACGCAGATGGTATTTCTTATACGCTATCCAATGAGGTAATCTGTTTTCAATAAGATCGTTGGCTATATTCTTAATCTGAAGCTCATCTCTACCCGCAGCGAATGCAGCCACGATAACATTGTCAAAAGACAAAGAGTTAAAACCTGCGAATGTTGAGTCTGGCTTCAGCAGGAACTCTTTTAACTTATCGACAGCGTTATCTTCGTGTCTCCACACGTCAAACCATTCTTCAGTTTCAACACACTGTGCGCTGAGTAAAGTTCGGTTAGGAAGAGTCTCAGTATCAAACACCCAAGTACTCACGACTTTTCACAGTGGAATAGGTCAGGCTGGTCTTGGTTGACGTATGATCCGTCAGCACCACCTTCATGGTATGAGTCGTCTGTTTCCATGTTAATGACTTTATCAACAAAGTTATAGCTCTCTTCAATTTCAATAAGCTTCTGAATAAAGTGAGCAGCTTTCTGCAAGTCTTGAACAGTGTTATCTTTCAGGTAGCATCGTTCAATATACTTTGTAGCACAAGCCTGAAAGTAATTAAGGTTTAAGCGTTCAACACGATCCCAGTGCTCTTCACCTTTACCATCGTTCTTGTAATGGGTTCCACCGATTTGTTTATTGTTCGCGGTCATTGATCATGTCCTCCAATAAGTTAAGTAATTCTTGCTGGTCAACATCATTTGACATCTCTTCAATAAGACTGAATAGCTGTTGTTCCCTACCGACCAATACTTTATCATAAGCATAACTTAAATACGTATCAAGTATGTTACGCATCTTCAGGTTACCTAACTCAAGCTCTTGACAACAGAAGATAGCTCCGTGAGCAATGTCAGCGAGTTTTAGTGTGCGTTGATCTTTCTCAGAAAGAGTAGGGAATGTTATACCTGCCTGAAGCATTAGCTTTTCTTCAATATCGCTAATTTGAGCACTGATACCATATTCTCTTTTCATAGGAGAAGGTATATCACCCGTAACATGTTCAGATAGATCATGATACAGTGCAGCGATTATTAAATCACGACTGGCGTCTGGGTCAAGCAGTAATGCTATTGTGGCTACACCATGGGAATGATGGCCGACTGTTTCGGTGGCTACGGTAGCACGAGTGTGAAATCGTCTAACCTGTGCGCCATCTAATAAAAAGTCAAGAGTTGTTTTCATGTTTAGATATCCTTTATAAGTTATACAATAAGTATGGTTTATTATTTGACAAAAGTAAAGTTTTATTTTTGACGACGTTTAATCCACTGTTCAACTGCCAGTCTCCAATCAGATGCTTTAATGTGAGAAGCCTCTTCCAAGCCATCACCCATCCAGCTCTTGCGAACTTGTGAAACTTTGGCCATTGGCATGGCTACATCAGTAAAGAATGCGTGCTTGTATTTCTTATAACCGCTAGCAACATCAGTACTGCCCATCTGGAACGGATCATCACAAAACTGCTCACACTCTTCCAAGAATCCTCTGTAATCCGTGTTATCCATTATTGGGTATGGAGTTACACCTCGGCCATAATGATCATAGTCAGAAGTGTCTGGTGGTGAATCAAAATAAGTACTCACGTCATACAGGTCAGTGTAGAAGTGAAAGTTATTGGACACCTGACGATACTCACCAAGAGGCATACTCACAGAACGACTTATGAATTCGTGTAAGAAGCTGAAGTGAACTGCGTTGGCTCCATATGCTCCCCACCATATATCATTTGACCTGTTAAAAACAGTCATATCTAGCTTACCATCAATACCCCTGCTAAATATGATTTGAGTATTACAAGCCTTATCAATAGTCTCTTTAACAAGATCTTCAGCATCCCATATTTGAATAACAGCTTGGCGAGTTCCTGGGTTACCCCGTAAATGATGTATACACTTAACCAGCTGATCGCTGCCAAAATGATGACGCCATCGGTAACCATAAGCTGCGTTAAAATTAATACCATCATCACTAAAGTCAGCCATGCGCTTATTGAATTGCTTTAGAAACGAAACATCTCTCCTACCTGCAAGCATCCAGATAGATTCCATTAAATGAAATATAGGGTTAGCGTCACGACCTTCGTGAAATAACACTCGCTGGTCAGGAAACTTATAAATAGTAGTAACCATTTCAGGATACACTATCGCAGGTCCGTTACGTGTTTGCTCGGGTGGCAAGTCAAGCACCCTGAACTTCCAGAAGATTTCAGAGAACGCTTGGTTGACATTATTTACTCGTAGTTCCATTTTAAAATCCCTCCTGAGGACGATACATTGATTTGGGCTGGCCTTCACCAAGAACTGTTCTGGCGTACTTACTGTATTCACACATTACATTCTGCACATCGTGTAATGTCATATCTTCAATCTCTAACTCTTCAACTATGTGATCTCTGATGGTTATCAAGTTTGAGTTAAAGTGATCTTGCTTCCAAGATGCGTATGGTGAACGACCCAGTAAGTAATTCAATCCTTTAGAACTACCAGGACCGATCGGAGCGAAAGTGTACAGGTCTACTGCTTGAGACAAAGTAGCCTGACAGTAAGTTAGATCCGCAGCTACCTGCCCTGCAATAAAGGTGCTTATGCCAAAACACTTGGCTAACTCTTCCACAAACTTAGCGATTGAATCTTGCTGAGCATAATCTATTTCATCAGCTCGTTCTAACACAGGTTCAATAATATACTTACCCAAGGATAGCGACTTGACAGAGCCGATGTCTTTCTTTGTAGGGTATACCATGTACGCTCCTGAATACACTTTCTTACCCTCTTCTTTAAATGCTTCAATCACTTCAGAGAACCTGATGGGGTCAAAGTCACCAGCCACTTGAAATAAAACATTTTCATCAATTAGATGTTGAAGAGTCGGTGGCCAGTTAACTAGACGACAGATTAGAAGAACAAACCAAAGATCTTTACGATATCCTTTACGAATAACATTATCAATAATCCACTTACTGACTCTATCATCTTTCCTTCTAATGTTCGTGAACTTATACTTGCGTAATATAGGGTCTTGAGTAAGTTCACCAGTGTAATCATCATTGTCCCTAGCAAGCCTGATTGCTTCGCGCTCCCAAACAAAATAAAGTAACGCTGGCATTGAGGTTATATTCTTTTCTGTCGGAGCTGGGTATGGGCGTGTTTCTATCATAATTAGTACTCGGTTATAAGTTTTAGTAAATGGTCATGAGCATGTAAATGATCTACATACTCTACAGTGCAGTTAGCTTCGAGTAGGTTCTCAGAGCATTTCCACACGCTGCGAAACTTCTGTATTAAGTTCTTAGGGTCAAACTCTTTTTCATTACCTGCGTTTAATCTACGCTGAATAACTCTGCTAATGCATTTATCTTCAGGAGTGTCCAAGAATGCGTACACAGTACATCCTGTGGGTTCAGTCGTTTGAGTAACTTTACCGCCCAAGCCAGATGCGGACACCAACGCACCTTCGTACATAACATGACCTACTGCATGAGCTTTCATTATTCTATCAGCTACCGTAGCTTGATCTTTGATGGAGTCAGTTCCACCACAAACATTATCATACTTACCGACAATGTATAAAGGCTGGGTAACACCTTGAGAGCTGAGGTCAACACGATACCCCATTATTTTAGTAGACAATTTCAAGACTTCACTAGGGTATCTATTTATAAACTCTCTAACTGCGGTAGTCTTACCAGAGCCAAAGGTTCCAGAAACACGTAATATAATATTACTCATAGGAAGTACTCCCCTCTAAACGGCACACCCGTATCCTTAAACTGTGCGGCTTTCTTATTAATATATGACGATGTCATCTTCTCACCAGATACTTCTACTCGTAACCAATCAGGTAAGCTAGCCTCACGAATATCCCTGAACACTGAGACGTCCCCTCCTCGTTCCTCAGCCCATTCTATTCGGGCCCATGCCATATCAGAGTATACTCCTGGGTAACGTCTTCCAAAAAAGTGATTCTTGAATGTACATAGATTACTCTCAAAAGTAAAGTTGCCTGCATTGGGTACAGATGGGTTAGCTTTCTTAAAGTCTTCTATATGCCATTCAGAAGTATTATTTAACCATGAACATATCTTAGGGAAGTCAGGGTAATCACCATCAAAGCCGTTACCAGATCGTTTATCCCAGACGTACTGATCAGCACCTTGCAGGAACATCATACCATTACGATGAGACTTACTACCTGACTTATCTTCAAATAATAGGTTATCGCAATCTACACCATATCCGTTAAGGTAAACGTATTCCAAGTAACTGAAAGCCGACAACCTACCGAATGAACTGTAGTTATCTCTAACTAACTTCCATAGGTCAGCGTAATTTAGATACTTGATCATATAAAGCTGGTTGTCATATTTAGATACTAAATCAGCATAAGACTTAATAGCCGTTATAGTATCTTTCTTTTGATAACGTCTGTCAGTATCATACTGCAAGTTATCCCAAGAGGCGTTAAACCAATCTGTAAACTTAGTTAATGCGGCCCCAGCAGGAGGCACCTCAGGAAGCTGCTCAAACAACTTTAATGATGTTATAGGGTTTTGGGTCATTCCATTTAGAAAAGCAAACCAGAGCTTTTGTTCGTGATCCCAGCCGTACTTCTCAGCAAGCGCAGGTAAGTACAAGTAAACTAATCCTGGCATAATACCATGGTTTAGATTGAGCGCGTAGAGCTTATTGAAATACTCCTTACGATTCTCAGGTAGTCGGTAATCTTTGTTATCAGTTATCATAGTTATTATCCTTATCCTGTTTGTGTATAAAATGGTTCTACTACTTTAGTGTTAGCGGCACTTCCTACAATCCAGAATGCCGTGCGGTCATCTTGGTCAATGGCTTCATGCTGTCTTAACCATCTCCACATCTTAGCTTCATATGTAGGATGAAAATCAATGCCGTCAAAATTCTCACCCTTAAACTTATCGCTATACGACGAGTATTTGTTATCGTGCAGGGAGTAATGCCTCCAGATAAAAGGTAACGCCTCAGTGTCAACACCCATTATCTCAAGCCGCTCTTTAACCCAAGCTCGTTTGTCTGGGCCAATACCGATAGTGAACAACTCTCTTAGGTTCTTACAGTCTCTACTGAGGCCGAGTAATACGCTGGTTAATGAGTTACACGATCCTGCGGGCATTATAAGCCTTTCAACTTCATCAGGCATATTGGTAACTTGGTATGCCCCGACTTCATGGAACTTCTGAACGTCTTCTGCAGGGTATCTTTTATGCGGTACAGTGATGCCGTATTCAACCACCAAAGAGTTATCCTGCGTAAGGTCAGCTACCCTCTTTTGAATGATAGGATTGTACGGGCCATTAGCGTATTCAAACACCGCGCCAAAGCCAGCAGCAATCCTGGGGTTATCATGCTTGGTTACAGTGTGAGGCTTACTGTAAACTATCTGCCGACTCTTTAAGCCGTAATGTGCGCCAACTATTGCGCTCATACTCAGCTGAGGAGATTGAATAGATGCTCCAGTAACGATGTGGTTCTTACCTTCCTTAAAGCGATTAATGTACCAAATCAATTGACGCATCTTAGAGCCATTAGGGCCACTGTAGCCCAAAGGTGCGAAGTAATCTTCGCGCTTGAACCAGATACCTGATCTATTTTCCCAAGGTGTGAAAGAACCTAAGTAGTCCTCCCACTTGATATCATTGCGATCAATAGACAGTTGTTTAAATATAGTGTCCATGTTACTCCCCTTCAACATACATCATTGTGAATGTACGTCCGTTAAGATCAACAGAAGTCCTAACACCTTGCTTAGCAGCGGTATATAGAACACGAGTTATACGGTCTACTTGAGCACCAGACATCCAGTCAGGACGCTCTTTCCACATAGCATGAGTGTTCCTGAACTCCCACTCTTTACCTGATTCATTGGTTACAACAATAGTCCTATCAAGACGTAAAGAATCAGACATGTTACGCTTACGTTCAGGAGTCGCTGGTAACCTTGCGTAGCGATTCTGCTTTACATCTAAAACATTCTTAGGGGTGTTCATAGAAGCAGGGCCGTTACTTTCAATAGTGTCAGTTAGCTGCTTAGCTACCTCAGGAGTGGCTGAAGAGCGTTTAGGAGTACGGCCAGTGCTTTCAATAACACTTACTAAATCACCAAGCTCTTGACACCTGCGGATAGCCGTAGCTTTGTCACGAAACTTCTTGATGGGCTTAGTACCTTCATAGCTATTCCAGTACGCGAGTAATTCTTTTGAAGTCAGTTCAGCAAAGTTAAAGTTATTCATTATTTGTTCTCCAGTTCTTTCAGGTTATTATACGCTAAATCACATTGATCGTAAAGATTATCGTAATCGGGCCAAGTTCCCTCAGCAACCATATCACAATAATGTGCATGTTCCCTAACTTCATCTTCATAACTCATTTGACCTACAATGCCAAATAGAATGATTATGAGTGAGAGTAGTAAGCCGAACATTAGAATGCGGCCCACAATAATAGAGCGCAACTGAGACTTGACAGATGCGCTTTGATTGAGGTGTTTGAATGTGTTTCTAGAATCTAGTGGATTCATAATGTACTCCAAGTTATAAGTTATACGTTCTACTATAGCTGCTTCAATCAGTAAAGTAAAGTTTTATTTTTCATTGTTCAGAATAAAATAAATGTGCACCGATCTTATCATCAAATTTGAGTTTCTTATTCCACTCAGGATCACACTCTTGAGCGTGATACCACATTGATGTTAAACCCAACCTGTTACGGTCTTCCATAGCATCAAGTGAAATTACTTGAGCAATGTACCATGCTTCAGCTTCCAGCATACGCTCAGGCTTGCCATCGCAATAAAAAGAGAACTGGCAGTCATATGTCTTCGGCCCTTTATCTTGCTTGACTACTT